TGCGGCTCGCGGCCTGTACGGGTTCTGAGGGTTCTCCTCACACCACCGTCGAGGTGTCCGCCGGCACGGCGTACGCCGCATCCCGCCATGGGAGACAAGGACACCCGCTGCGATGCCGCGCCGACCCGGACCGCCACCGAAGGAGCCCGCCGCGCGGCTGCGACGCAACCGCGACACGGTGACCGGTGCGGCCAAGCCGTCGGCCAAGCCCACCAAGAAGCCGCCGGCGAAGAGGACCAGGCGAGCGGCCGCGGCGTCGCAGACACCGATCATCGGCATCGACGGCTGGGTCTCCATCCCGCCCGGCCCGCGGACCGCGCCGGCGCCGAAGCTGCCCGGATGGCTGCCGGTCGGTGAGTCCGCGAAGGCCTACGCCGAGCTCGCGAAACTGCCGCAGGCCAAGGCCTGGCTCACCTCGGAATGGACGCTGCTGCAACTGGCGCTGCCGCTGCTCGACACCTACCTGGGCAAGCCCGGGTCGGAGTCGTTCAAGGCGATCGTCACCGCGCTCGGCCCGGCGTTGAAGCTGACCAGCGACGACCTCGCCAAGGCCCGGATGCGGATCGCCGACATCATGCCGGCCGAAGCGCCACCAGCCGGTGACGACGACGACGACAAGCCACCGGCCGTGGTCACCGCGATCACCTCGAGGCGCAAACGGCTGACCAGCGCCGGCTAGCCGATGCCCCGGCAGGTCGTCCACGCGGCCGACCACGACCGCTCCCGTTCGCTGGGCTGGCTCGGCCTCGCCTGGCTCGAGTACTTCGTCGTACATGGCCCGGGCGACGTGCAGGGCGAACCGGTCCGGCACGGCGACGAGTACTCCCAGTTCATCGCCGACTGCTACGCCCTGTCCGCCAAGGGCCGGCGGCTCTACGACTCCGCGTTCCTGTCCCGGCCCAAGGGCAGCGACAAGTCCGGCGTCGGCGGCCGCGAGTCACTGTTCGAAGGGCTCGGCCCGTGCCGGTTCGCCGGCTGGGCCAAAGGCGGCGAGACCTACCGCGACCCGTGGGGCCTCGGCTTCACCTACACCTACGAACGCGGCGAGCCGATGGGCCGCCAGGTCCGGGTGCCGTTCATCCGGATCATGGCCACCGAAGAAGGCCAGACCGGCAACGTCTACGACACCGTCTACTACAACCTCAGCGAGGGCCCGCTCTCCCACGCGGTCGGTCACCGCGACAACGTCGGCATGTCCCGGATCCTGCTCGCCGACGGCGGGGAGATCCGCCCCTCGACCGCGTCGAGCGCGGCCAAAGACGGCGGCATCGAGACATTCGTCGTCTACGACGAGACGCACCTCTACACGACGCCCGAGCTGCGTGCGATGTACGCGACCGTCGCCCGCAACCTGCGCAAGCGCAAGCGCACCGCCGAGACGTGGTTCCTCGAGACCACCACCATGTTCGGCGCCGGCGAGCAGTCGATCGCGCAGGCGACCTACGAGCTGGCCGGCAAGATCCTCGAAGGCCGCACCCGCCGCGCCCGGCTGCTGTTCGACCACCGGTGGGGCGAGTGTGAGGACCTCACTGACGAGAAGGCGCTGCGCGCGGCGATCGCGGACGCGTACGGCGACGCGCTCGACTGGAACGACGTCGACGGCATCGTCGACGAGTTCTACGAGCCGCGTGCGAAGGAAGCCGACTCCCGCCGGTATTTCCTCAACGCGCCCGGCACCGTCGGCGACGCGTGGATCGCCGGCTACGAGTGGGAAGACCGCCGCGACGGCAACAAGCAGGTCGCACCGCGCGACGTCATCACCCTCGGCTTCGACGGGTCACGGCGCCGGTCGCGGAAGATCACCGACGCGACCGCGCTGATCGGCTGCCGCGTCGCCGACGGGCACGTGTTCCAGATCCAAGTTTGGGAGCAGCCCGACGGCCAGGACGACTGGCAGGTGCCGACCGACGAGGTCGACGCCGAAGTGCGGGAGGCGTTCAAGGTCTATGTGGTCGTCGGGTTCTACGCCGACCCGGCCAAGTGGGAGTCCTACATCGCCAAGTGGGAAGCCCGCTACGGCAAGCAGCTTAAGGTGAAGGCCACCCGGGACCATCCGATCGAGTGGTGGATGGTCGGCGGCCGCGCCACCCTGACCGTCCGCGCGCTCGAGCAGTTCCAGTCCGCGGTCATCGACGACGAGATGACCCACGACGGGTCGGCCGCGCTCACCCGCCACGTGCTCCATGCGCGTGAGCGCCACGGCAACCGCGGTCTGCAGATCGCGAAAGAGAACCCCGACTCGCCCCGCAAGATCGACGCCGCCGTGGCCGCGGTCCTCGCCTGGACGGCACGCGTCGACGCGCTCGCCGCCGGCGTCCTGAACGTGAAGCAGCGAGGCGTCCCACGGCGCATCCGCTGACACGACACCGAGGGAGAGATTCGGCTTGCCGATCGACACCTCGGAACCGCTCAGCGACGGCTGGTGGATCAAGCGGCTCGCCCGCAGGCTCAGCGACGAGTACGACCGGCTCGACAAGCTCGACTCGTACTACCGCGGCGACCCGCCGCTGCAGCTGGCCGCGGTGGAGCCGACGAGACGCGACACGTACAAGGCGTTCATCAAGAAGGCCCGGCTGAACTTCGCCGAGCTCGTCGTCGACGCGCTGGCCGAACGGTTGTTTCCGGTCGGGTTCCTCACCGGCGCAACGACCGACGAGCTCGGAGACCAAGAGGCACTCGAGCTCTGGCATCGCATCGGCCTCGACATCCAGTTCGCCGACCTGCTGCAGATGCTGTTCACGATGTCGAAGTCCTACGCGATCGTCGGCTTCGACGACGACGACCAGCAGCCGATCGTCACCGCGGAAGACCCACGCGAGGTCATCACCGAGCAGGACCCGGCGCGGCCGCAGAAAACGCTGGCCGGGCTGAAGCTCTACCACGACGACGTCCACAGCCTCGACCTCGCGTACCTGTACGTGCCAGGCAAAGTGCGCGTCGCGTCGCGGGAACGCAAAGCGAAGACGCCGGGCGTGAACTTCAACGCAGCGTCGTTCGACTGGGACGAGGAACGCAGCCGCGAGCTGCCCGCGCAGTTGGCGAACGACGTCCCGGTTGTCGAGTTCCTGAACAAGCGCGGCGTCGGCGAGTTCGAAACCCACATCGACACGCTCGACCGGATCAACCACACAGTGCTGCAGCGGGTCGTCATCACCGTCATGCAGGCGTTTCGCCAACGTGCGGCGAAGAACATGCCCACGGTCTACCCGGAGGGCCACGCCAAGGCCGGGGAAGAGATCGACTACGACGGCATGTTCGCCGCCGACCCCGGCGCGCTGTGGCTGCTCCCCGAGGACGCCGAGCTGTGGGAGTCCGCGCAAGCCGACCTCTCGCCCATCCTCACTTCGGTGAAGGACGACGTCACCTTCCTGGCCGCCGGTACCCGCACCCCGGTGCACTACATGGCCCCGGGCGGTGAAAACGAGTCGGCATCGGGCGCCGATCTCCGCCGCGAGACCCTGACCTTCAAGGCCAAGGACCGGATCAAGCGGGTCGACCCACGAGCGGGCCGCGTCATGCAGCTGTGCTTCAAGTGGCTCGACGACGCGGACCGCGCGAAGCAGGTCAAGGTGCTGTGGGCGCCGCCGGACCGGATGAGCCTCACCGAGAAAGCCGCCGCGGCCACGCAGGCGCAGGCGTCCGGTGTGCCGTGGGAAACCATCATGACCGACATCTGGGAGTTCCCACCGGACAAGGTCGCGCTGATGCGAAGCCAACGCGCCGATGACCAGCTCTACGCGGCGCAGGTCGCTGCAGCGGCGCAGGCCGCAGCGCCTGCCAAACCACCGGCGCCCCCCGCCGCGGGCCAGTAGTGGCCGCCGCGACGCCGGCGGACCTGATCGCCGCGCAAGCAGCGGCACGGGCCCGGCTCACCGGCACTGCGGTGCACGCGGCCACGTCGTCAGTGCGTGGGTTCAGCGGCTGGTACGACACCGCCGCCATCACCGTCTTGGCGCAGCGCATCACGCGTCACGTTGAGTCCGTGCAGCGGCAGGTCGCCGCCACCACCGACGCATACCTCGCTCGACTGTTGTCGCTGCTCACCGGCAAGCTCGTCCGGCCTCTTGGCCCGATCGACGTGGCCGGCCTCCGCCAGGGTGTCAGCCACGACGCCGTCTACGGGCGGCTCGCCAACGAGTACCGGTGGCAGCGCTCACAGGACAAGCCCGAAACTGAAGCGCTGCGCGTCGTGACCGCCCGCGCGGAAGCGATGGTCGAAACCGACACCGCGCTCGCGCACCGCGCGCAGGCCCGCCGGGTCATGCTCGCCCACAAAGTGTCCGGCTACCGGCGGATCATCCGCCCCGAGCTGTCCCGCGCCGGCGTCTGCGGCCTGTGCGTCGCTGCATCCGACCGCGTCTACCACCGCGGTGACCTGCGGCCCATCCACGCACGCTGCAACTGCGAGGTAGCGCCCATCGTCGGTGCGCACGACCCCGGCAAGCCGCTGAACGCCGAAGACCTCACCGCGCTCTACACCGCCGCCGGCGGCACCACCTCCGGGCCCGCGCTCAAACGCGTCCGCTACGTCGTCCACAACAACGGCGAGCTCGGCCCGGTCCTCGGCGTCGCCGGGCAGCGCTTCCGCGGCCCCGACGACATCGCCGCCTGAACAACCGTCATCACCACGGCCCGGCACGGGCCACCGATCCCGACAGGGGAGATCAATGCTCGGTCGCATCCGCACGTCCCTGCCCGTCCACCCGACCATGCGCCACCCGAAAACCGGCGAACCGCTGCGCGCGATCGGCGTCGTCCGTGGTCGGCTCATCTGGCCCGTGATGGGCGCTGAAGACGACGACAAAGGCGACAAG